CAGAAACAGAGGCCGTGTCTGGGCCCTCAAAGTTGAGGTCACACCAGGCCGGAACCTCGGCAAGAACGTCACTCATGTGACGGACTGCCTCTTCACTACAGCAAAACTTCTGCGCAAGCTTACGCCTGACAGAAGCATCCTTCTTTTTTACTTGCGTCGTTGCGCCAGGGCCAAACCGAAGCCTCAACTGGTCAAGACTAGGAAGATCTCCAAGGACTGAACTTATTTTCTGCTGGGCGCGGTATAACACCGACTCAACATCGAGGGGGAAATAAAATCCGCCTCGAAAGTTCAACCTAAAGATCTCATTCGTCTGACCACAGAGTGCTTCAGCTTCTAGGAACTTCCTCCACGCAACTGCCGACTTGTCGATCCCCAGCTCAAGATCCTGCCTCTTTTGAAAGAAGGCAAGAACCTGACGCAGATGGGTCGCTTCGAAGGCAGTCAACGTGTCGTAGCGAAGTTCGTAGTGGCACAGTCCCGCAAAATCACGACGAGCGATGAGCTCTGCGATCTCGCAGTACTGTTTCTTGTCAGAAATTATCTGATCCAAGTGCCAATTGGCAAGGTGAAGGAAAACCGTGTTGCTCTCGTCTGTCGACAGAGCCTGATCCCACCGAGTAAGTCTCATGGTAACCCCTTTCAGAGGGTGTACTGTGGTTACAGGTCGCCCAAAGGGCGGCCCCCCGACTTACGTCGGAAGAACCTGGTTGTCGAACAGGTCGGGAACGAAGCCAGAAGTTGCCGCAGCAACCGAGGACGACACATTGCCGGCCAGGTTGACGACAATCTGCCGCGCCAAGCGGCGGCTCGTCTGGGTACTACGGGGGTGCTGGTAGTTCGTGAGAACAAACCGATCCTCGTAGGCAACCTTCGGAGCCGCAGTATAGCCGGCAGCGTTCTGATTCGTCACGGCTTCCATCACTGGAACGCCGACGACGACTTCAGTCTTGACGACGCCAGACTTCAACGTGCTCATCTTCATGAGCGCGTAGACCTGAGCGTAGCGAGGAACCGTCGGCAAGAGCTCACGCCACTCGGCACTGATATC